TCGGTGTATGCGAACACGCCGGCTGCGACGAGTAAAATCAGGCTAGCAACCGTCTTCATCGGCATCTGCACGGCGGCCTCTTCAGATATGTTTAAAGGTTTTTTACTCATTTATTTTTGGTTTTGGTGGCGGAATTATATAATCTTTTTTATCTATTTTCAATGATGAGTGAGATGGTGGGCGAACGAAAATAGCCAGTAAACACAACAAAATTATCAGCACTGCTGTAAATCTGTAATCCATCCTGGCTATCTCCTGAATTCATTACTTAATAATTACTATTACTACTAAAACTGCAATAGCAATCGTACATACTTTGTGGTTTGTCCACACATTTTTTATTTTATCAATCATTTTTTTTCTCCTCAATTTCATAGAAGAACTTGTCGGTATCTTCTGTCCGCCATGCTCTACTATCTTCAACATTCCATTCAGATGTTTGCACTTTCCAATCAGGTATATCATCCTTCACAGTAAAAGAAGGTATGTCCCATATACATCTGTTGTTAGGTTGTGCTGCAAAATTGCCATCGTCTAGTGCAATTATGTGAGCGCACTTGTGTTCGTGCGGTATCTCTGAATGATCAGTGTCAAGTATATTAGACTCTGGATGTGCGAAGTCAACAGTAAATAAATATTTACCTGGATGCCATTTTTTATCTTTACCTATGTATTTACCTGCTTGTCCGTCTAGTATGTCCCAACGATTAACAGCAGGATAATAACTAAAACAATTCCAAAGCTGTAATTCATCAAGTCTTCGGGTTGGTACATTTTTGATTTCAAAACCGCGTTGGATAAATGCGCTAATAGGAAGGCGATAAAAGATTGCACCGTTTTCCATAATAGCGTGAAATAATATAGCATGACCTGTAAGAGCGCTAAGACCAAAGATAACACAGTCACTAACTTCTCCCTTATGTTTTTTAAGATCATATAAATATTCTTTTCTTATTTGTGCGTATACTACTGGTATGTTTGCATTTAAGTAAGCCATAATTTATCCTCATTTTATTGTACCCCAATTTGGACCAGATTCATAGTCCACCTTGTTGGGAACTTCTAGTTCTACTGCTGCCTCCATAATTTTTTTTATTTTTTCAGCATTATCTTTTACAGATATATCAAGTTCATCGTGTACCTGTATATGTGGTGTAATACCTTCTTTATGTAATTCAATCATAGCTTTTTTTGTCATGTCGGCGGCCGATCCTTGTATCAATCTATTCAAAGCTTTATATGTATAAGCTCTCTTTATCCCTGGTCCGTGTTCCTGGAGTGCTGCTTCATGAGGCAATGCTTTATGAATACCAAATTGATTAGGCTCCCACAGGTGAAACCTGCATAGTCTACCCAGCAGAGTACGTATCTGTCCACGGTCTTGAGATCTTCGCATAACATTATCCATTAATAATTTTACGAATGGAACTTTATTATGATACTGTTTAAATAAACTATCAGCTTTTTCTTTTGATACACCCAGCTCTGCTTGTAATTTATTTTTACCCATACCATAGAACAGACCAAGGTTTATAGTCTTGGCCTGACTTCTTGGTATCTCTGCCATATCAGCAACGATTGTATGGAAGTCTGCGTCCCCTTCATTGTAAGCATCCAATACTTCGTCCACTCCATAAAGATTTTGTAAAGCTGCATAATGCACTACTAGTCTAGGTTCTTGTTGTGAGTAGTCAAAACAACCCCATGTATGATCTTCTTCTGGTATAAATAATGATCTAATCAGTGGTCCAAGTTCCTTGTTTCGTGCTGGTATCTGTTGTAGATTTGGATTTGCGTAACTAAATCTACCGGTTACTGTACCACCCTGATCTGATCTAAGTTGATTTATTTCAGCAAATATTCTACCTTTATGTGAATGTTTTAATATGGTATCTATAAAAGTCGTATGAGATTTATTTATTTCCCTAGCACGAGCTATTTGTTTCACCATTGGGTGAGGGTGATTCTGCAGAAAGTTTTTAGTAAATGATGGAGAATTTGTTTTTGCGGTTAAGTCATATGGTAGGTTTAATTTTTGAAAGACTTTCTCTATTGAACGTGCAGCCCATATTTGAACATCTATTGATGTTTCTTTTTTTATTTTGTGTAAGCATTCTGTTTCTTCTTTTAATAATTGTTGCTTCAACTTATGCGCTGCTTGGGTATCTACACGCACACCTAAAAAACGCATATCGACTAGGCAAGGAAAAAGTTCAGTCTCTAAATCAAAAATAGATTGTATGTCTTGGTTGACAATTTCTTTTTTCATCTCTTGCCATAATTGAAGAGTCAGAGCTGCATCTTGTTCTGCATACTCACCTACATACATTGCAGGCAATTTATACATCTCAGACTTAGGGTCTATACCCCATTCTTTTGCTGTTTGGGCTAAAACAGTCTCATTTTTACCCTTTCCTACATAATCACGACCCAGACTACCTAAATCGTATCTAAAGCGATTCTCGTCCACGAGAGAGCCAGCAATCATGGTATCTACGATGGTGCCATTGATTTTAAGGCCTTCAGACCTAATCCAACACACATCATACATAGCGTTATGAAATATCTTAATAGCAGGTGTATTTAGCACTCCTTGAAACCACGTTAATACTTTTTTAATATCCATGTTACCACCACCACCGTGACGGATAGGATAATAACCACACCAATCTGTTACAGCTACAGCAATACCAACTATCTCGCCATTCTTAGTTATAGATCCGGATCCTAAAGATTTAAGATCTGTATCTTTAGTTTCTAAGTCAATTGCAATCTCATCGTATTTAGATAGGTCTGGAAATTCTTCTGGTGGTAGCCACTCCACCTGAGGTGAAAACAATGGTTTCTGTATCATTTATAATCTCTCTCCATAATCATTTCTATAAAATGTATTGCTTTCAACAAATCTTGTTTCTTTCCCTTGTCTCTATGTCTTATGATGTATTTTATAGCACAACCCTCAGGATATAGCAATTCATTCTCTACTACAAACTTACTGGGTTGAATTTTATACTTTTGGTAGTGGCTCCCGCCGTGCTGCTTGTCCCATACTTTACTCATAAATTATATCCTTTATATTTTTGTTTTGGTTCTACAATGTGAAGATGTTCCTTGGTCCTTGTTGCACCAACATAGAACAATCTATTCTCATCGTCTGGATTTTGCTCGTATGATTTCATTGTGTTTAAACTTAAATCTGTAAGCAATACAACATTTTCACACTCGCCACCTTTTGCACCATGTATTGTAGATAAAGTTATACGTGGTGCTTCGTTTAACTTTTCACCATTCTTTCTCATCTTTCTTAAATAATCTATATCTCGTTTTGGTGCATCATCAAATGCTTCATACCAAACTGTTTTAACTTGAAGACCATAGTCACTAACAAGTTGATCTATGCCATAAAAAGCATCTTTCACCATTCCTTTTATTTTTTTCTTATGCCAATGTTTAGGTCCCATGTAACTAGACATTCTTTCTATTTGTTCAAAATTTAATAACTGTCCTTGTCTTAAATTTTCCCAATCAGTAGCTGCGATATGCAGATCTTTCTCTTTTGTTTTTCTAAATTTATTTTGATAGTAATAACCATTTAAATATAAATGTGGTTCTAATATATCTAGCATGTATTTAGTTCTAGCTAGTATTAACCACTCACCAGAAGACATATCAATTTGTTCAAAGTCTGCATATCTTGATAAAGAACCTTCATGTATTTTTGGTTTCCAAGTTTTATCTATTCTATTTTTTATTTTATTTATTATACTCATAGCTAATCCATGCACCTTTGCAGGAATCCTATAAGACTGCTGCAAAGGTAGCATTTGTCCTTTCTGTGCTATGAAAGAATCTACGTCCGCTCCTGCCCATCTAAATATCGCCTGGTCATCATCACCAGCAATAAAAGAATCTTGAGTTTTTTGCCAAATAGTTTTAGCCATATCCCACTGCATTCTAGATAAGTCTTGAGCTTCATCTATAAAGACTACATCGAACTTAGGAACTGCTACATTTGATTTTGTAAACTCTGTAATCATGTCATTAAAATCAATTAAAGTGTGTTCTTTTTTATATCTTTGAAGTTCAGCTGCTATAATTTTTAGTTTGTCTCTTTCTAAATCTTGGTTATGTTCATTTAAATCATACTGTTGTTCTGGTGTAATACCTCTTAGTTTTGCTAAATTAATAACTCTTAGATAATCACTGTCTGATGTAAAAATTCCATTGTGATCGTTTTCATACACAGCGTATGTAACAGGAAAACCTATTTTTTTTCCAAGATCCATATAGTGTCTTCGCTGCATAACGTTTTCTTTTTTTATTCCTAGTCTTCTAAATGCTAATGAATGTAAAGTTCTAAAATATGGTAGGTCATCTTCTGTTAAATTAAATTTTTTAATTGCTCTATCCCTTGCTTCGTGTGCAGCTTTTTGTGTAAATGCAAAATAACCAACCTTATCTGGATCTGTATTTTTTAAATACTCATCTACCTTATCTAAAAGTGTTGTTGTCTTACCTGTACCTGGTGGTCCTAATACAATTGTTTTCATATTACTAAATTTAAGTATATCCACAATGCAGTAAACATTGTTATTGCTAATAAATCCATGCTAGCGATCAATACGGAGCCTCCTCTTTTAACATTTTTTGTTTATACTCTTCTTGTTTTTTATCAAACTCTTTAACTCTAAATACAGATAATCTTTCTTTACCCACTCGTTTATCTTCACAATCACATTTTTCTTTTAATAGTTGTGCTGTTCTTGAATAACCTAAGTCCCATCTTCTTCTCATCAAAAACTGGTGATAGAATCTATCAAATACAAAATGATGATATCCATTATTATTCCACACACCACCTTTAGGTAAATCTGTTCTATCTGTTGAAGATAATCTATTTAAACAAAACTCTTCTAAATGATTTTTTAATTGATCTTCTGTTCGCAATCCTTCAGCAGGCTCTGTAACTTCTGCATTGTTTAACAATATATTTGTTATATGAACCCAATCTTTTTCTTTTAATGTAGGTGGTCTATTTTTTAATTGCACCATACATGCTTCTTGAAATAAACTTTGTTGTCTTAAATGTTTTACGCTTTCTAATTTTAATCTTTCACCATCTACATTTAAATAATAATATGGATCTTCTAAATCTATAACTTGTAAGTCTGTAAGATTTGGAAACAATACCTCTTGACCTATACCAAACTTTCTTGATCTACACAGTGTCTTATCACATAAACTACACATTGGTTGATCATTGCATTTATAACCCCAATCTTTTTTATCGTGTTGCTTAACAACTATATCAACTTCTGAATCAGACAATGGTTTTTCCATTGCACTTTCGTTAAATACAATTAGTTTTGATTTCCAACCATCTGGCCATTTTTGTTTTGCATAAACACCATAGTGAAACAATGCATTATTTCTACCACCTTCACCTATTTTGTTTTCTGACATTAATTCTATACAAGGAGGACCATCAGAGTATTTTGTTTCAGGTCTTTTTATATGTAGGGTTTCTAATTCTTGATTATTTATTTTTTTACTTTCATACAATAAATAAAAATCATCTAGTGTAGCAGCTTCTCCATCTTCTTTAAATGCATATCTTACTGAACTATCACCATTAAAGTATGGTAAATTTAAAAAATTTCCTGTATCATCTTGCGATTTTAACTCTGTTTGTTTTGGAAATACTTCTGAATTACCATAACCTAATACAGCTCTAATCTGTACCAACTTATCTCTCATTAATTTTGCTGTTGCATACTCTGATGTAAATAAAAATACATGAGCACCGCCAGACTTAGATCTACATACAACTAAAGGTAAATTTAAATTTTTAATTTTACTAATTAATTTTTTATGATCAAAACCAGCATAAGAATCTATATCAATACAACCCCATATACATTGGTTATCGTCATTAATAGGTATGATACCTAGACTTTCTTTTCCTTGTAAGTGTAAATTCCATAACTCATCTGTTACGGGTTCTCGTTTGACAAACGATTGTCCTTTTACCTTAGTTCCATTGCCATTTGATTCACCTATTTTTGTGACACCATGCGCACGTTCTAAGCCTGTAAATATATTTTTAAATCTTTCTATAGTCATAGCACAATAATTTTAAGTGGGCGTTTCCACTCTCGCTTAGACGCCCACCACCTAGGATTCTAGAACGGTTGTTTTGAATCGTTTTCTTCCGAACCGTGTTTAGCTTGGACCTCACCTTTACCTACGCTGTCTGCAAAAGATTTTGCCATGTCATAGACTGACTTATCTGTTACAGGACCAACCTTAGATACATCCCAACCAAACCATGTTCCTTTGTCGTTAGACATCTGAACAGTAGATAGATTATAAATGTGGCTGTATGTAGGCGGTGTAAACAAACCATTTTTACCCTGCATTTTGATTCCCATCATCATTGAGTTCCATTTTCTACTAACTTTAAGTTGAGTAGATTTCATAGAAATCAAAGCTGTTGATGGATTATCACCTAGCATTAATACAAAATGACTTGCAGTGTTTTCAAGATAGTTACCGTTTGGTAATCTGTCTTTATAGTCTTTACCTCTAGTGGTTTGACTAATGATATCACTGTCTGCCTCATGAATAGCTACAGGTGCACCAGTGCTGGTACCTCTATCTTGCCATTCAATATATTGTCTTTTGTAAAATACTGGTACAACTTGTATTGAATCATACAATGCATTAGTTACCGTATTTATTATTTTGCCGGGTTCTGCGCCCTCGACATATTTACCATCTCTTTTGTTTACCTCTGGAGATAGTTGGCCCAAAATTTTTAAGAAAGGTAACGCAAGATCTTCCTGCGCAATATTTTGAGCACCTTTATTAGCATCTGCTTCAAACAAGTTGATAGCCAATGCTCCTTCTTTTTTCTCTGTTACTTGGTTCATGTTTATTTGTTCCTTTTTATTGTTGTCTTATTCTCTGAGAAAACCCCAAAGATTTCCGTTGGCATTTCTTTACCTGCCTCAATACGCTCACGGA